CGTGTTCCACCTAAGTTGAAGCACATGTTTACCAAGACTTCTTGAATGTCGCCTGGCAATGTATTCCAAACATCTTGACCAACAACATGGATTGCTTCATCCAAATGTTTGTCAAAGTCAGAATCATAATACGCATCTACAACTTCTTGTGATACTGCAGTTCCTACTTCCCAATCGTACTCAGGGTCTTGAGGTTGACACAAATGTCCAACACCCAAAGTTTTAAAACCCAATGAGTCAATATAAATTTCTAGCACTTCACCTTCGTGCCTCTTAATCGCTTCTTTGCATCTTTCTAGATTCATTTTTTTTCCTCGCTTCTAGCAACTTGTTCTTCTAGGAGTTCCACTAGGATATCTCCCATCAGATTATTTAGGTCATCATCTTGTTCTAAATCCGATAAGTCCATTCCCTCTGGCACTCTTCTAATAGTTCTTTGGAAATTTAACTCAGGTTTACCTTCAACAAATTCAACCTTTCCATATTGATAAACAACACCCTCAAATTCACCTTTAATGATTTCCAGTGCGTAATGTTCATCGGCCGCTTGATTAGGATTTTCTACAATCCTATAAACTTCTCCAATTAGACTCAATGTATTTCTCCTCTTTGAAGAGATTTCAATAACTGTACTCCCTGATAGTTATGATGAGCTTGAAGTGTTAACTCTGCAACTTCAAGGTCAGGATAACTTGTAATAAGTTTGTGTACAAGTCCAGCAACCTCTTGTCTTGATACACTAGGCATTGGTGAGTTTAGTAATCCCAAACACAGTGTAGTCATCTTGTATTTTTTATCCGAATTATATTGATAGTTATTTGCAAGATGATTTAAGGATGCTTTGGCAGCTGCATAAAGATATCCTTTAGATATGTTTGGTTGAGCTGCTCTTGATGAAAAGTTAATAATGTATTTACTCTCATCATCTTTCCACGCATTATGAGCTAATTCTAAAATCTTTGTCTGTTCAAAGTCATCATGTGCAAAATTAATCAAAACGTCATACTCCCATCCCCACCAGTTTTCCCCATTGGTGATGATGTCTTCTATGCGGTTAGAAAAAACCTGTATCACTTTACCATCAGCGGGTGTCGCTTCTAGTGTATCAATGATAGTTTTTGCTAAACCACTACTTCCTGTTATTGCTACTCTCATAATATTCTTTTACCAAATCAAAGGACGGTTTTCCAAACAGTGAACCGTCTACACTACATTTATTACATGGTGAATGACTTCTATCTCCTTTCATTAACCTTTTACGTATTTTTGTCATGGGTTTAGAGAACCATACATCGTGTAATGATTGCTGTAGTAAATTCCCTACTACGTGTTCTCTACCCCAGTCGTTTGAACAGAACAGTACATCACCATTCCAATCAACGAACATTTTATAAAAGGGGTAATGGCATGGTTTACCTTTTAAAGATGAAATGTCTGTTTCTTCTATCCCTACCCAGTCCATCACCCCACTTCTATTGTTAAGAATCAGTCCATGCTTTTCAAAGTCACCCCAATGCATTCTATATTTGTATTGGTCTTCTTTGACTCTGACTTCTGACATCATCTTATCGAAGTGTTCCATTTGTTCTATACCATCATAAAGATTGATATAAAGTAAATCTAATCCCGCTCTGTATAATCTTCTAATGTAATCAGGTGTTAGTTTGTCACCATTAGTATTACACTCTATTGTAGCTTGTGGTAAGTTAACTCTAAACTCTTTTATAATCTCTACAAAGTTTGGATTCAATAAGTTCTCACCAAAACCACTAAACGATATCTTCCCGTTGTATTGATTTTCCCCTAGTTCTTCCGCAATGGTCGTAGCACCCTTAACTGTAAGGTGGAGTTGCCTGTTGGGAAAAACTGCTGGGTCATGTCTCGGGCAAAAGACGCATGTACGATTACACAACTCAGTAGTATTGACTTCAATCGTGAGTATCGAATCGAGTGGTGAGAGTTCATCCCCTTGTTTTCTCCAATGCTTTTGTTCTTGTTCCCTTCTATGTTCAAGAAAGTCATGTTGGTCAACTGCTGTAATAGGTATATTTCTACTCATATTTAAACTGGAGCGGAGTGAAGGAATCGCACCTTCATTTCCAGTTTGGTAAACTGGCGTAATGCTCTTATACCAACTCCGCTTAACTTATCGGATGATGTCAATATCATCTGCATTGACATTCCATGTTTCTAGTTCGGTTCTGAGTCTGTTTTCTGACTTTAATTTATCGTACCTTTTACCAGCGAGTTTTTTCCACCATTCTACTACACCCTCAAATTCATATCGGTCATAGTTTGGTGCTTTCTTTAATTCGTCTGTTTCTAGGTTTAGATAATCGACCACGTTCTCATAACCATAATTGGAAAAGTATTGTCTCTTTCTTTCAGTCAATGCTTTCGCATCGATAAAACATTGTTGAAACTCTGCTAACTTTTCTTTGTCATGAGTATTTAGTGAATGTTTTATGATGGAAATCATCTTTTGTTGTGTCTTCATTTTTCTAGATGAAGCATCTTCATGCACTAATGGTTTACCGTTGTTTCTAGTTTCAAACCAAAACTTGAGGTCTCTAAACTTTTCATCATTGATTGCAGGCACAAAATCAGAATCAGTTAATCCTTTGAATCTTAAGAATGGTTTCATACCATCATATTGTGATGATGATTTAGATGAACCATATAAAGATGTAGTTTCAAAACCACAGAATGTTCCTTTGTATTTTTTGTTCAGGTCTCTACGTGCTTTGTGTGAGCAACATATAGATGCAAGTAGTTTACCGCCAAGATAATTGTATCCAAATGGCTGAGTAGGTACAATAGTAAAACCCATAATAACACTGTCATTAAACCTCTTCATTATTTCTTTGTTCATGGTATCAAGAGGTCTACCAAGCATTTCATTTCTAGGTTTAGAATTGATTGTAGGTGAACCGAATCTTATGAAACCGACAATTTTGTTTGTATTCTTTTCGTACACCACCCATTTCAAAGTCTTGCCTGGAATTGACTTCTCTAGTGCGTGAGACGTAACTATCTCAATGTAGTTATCAAACAATTCATTTGATAATACTCTAACCTCAAAGTCCATTTCATGGGGATGCATTGTGAAGTCACTGAACATGTCATCCTCTGGCCCCATGCCAGGCAATGACGAAGGCATCTGTTGGATGCGTTCAAGTTTAACTTTTCTTAGGTAATCGTCAATACGGTCAAAACCAGCATAGTAATCTATGAAGATTTGTGACGCATATAGCGAATCAGATTTAGATAAAATTACAGACATGTATACATTATACGGAATGTACGCATGTCTGTAAAGAGGGTTTTATTAAGAAATTTTGATTTCTTGAGGTTTGTCTTCTTCGGGGACTATTCTCTCCAAATTAACACTCAAGATACCTTTGTCCATACTAGCACCTTTGACTACGAGGTCATCTGCTAATGTGAAACTTCTCTTGAAAGAACGTGAAGCAAGTCCTTTGTGGACATACTCTAGTTCATCACCTTTGTCTACTGAACCTTCGATTAACAATACTTCTTTCTCTTTAGTGATAGAAATATCTTCCTTATCAAATCCAGCAACCGCAAGTTCAACACTGAAATTTTCAGCATCATGCTTTACGATATTGTAAGGTGGGTAATTGGTTGAATCATGCAGTGTATCCGCACGATTTAATAGTTGAAGAGTTCTGTCGAACCCTATTGCGAATGGGAATGATTTCCCAAAGACATCGTCATAGATAGTCATAAGTTTCTCCTTTATTAAGCAAGTTTAAAATACGCAACCTCTTATGAGCATTGCGTTAGTATTTATATATTATATAATGCTAAACTATAAAATTTCAAGAGGTTTTATTGAAATAATTGTATTAATTTCAATATCGTGATATGCTTCATCTTCTATATCCCACACAACTATCTTGTCTCCCTGAGATTGAAACTTGCGAGGAACGGTACAATGTCTTGCATGAACCTTATCAGATGTGAGAGATTGGTATTCTACTATCTTTTCTTGTTCTAGCAGTTGGTCTAGTGCTTGTTGAAAGGTCATCTATTTCCTTTTATTACAATTTTGTTCTGCGCTTTGGACTGTGTCCCAGTTGTTTAGTATGACCAATCCCATCCACATATTCATTTGACTCATCACATTTTTAGTAAGTCTTTCGTTGTCAATATCTGATTGAATAGCGGGTGCTAATATTGCTGTCTTAGTTAACATCATGTTCCCTACCGATGGTTTATCACCCAAGATAGGATTCATTTCCCAAACGCAATCATATTTAAGACCACGATAAGTTGTATAGATATCTAAGAATTGCAGTGCAACGAATGTTGTCATTTGCAAATCAGTATACTGCTCATGCAATTGGAGTGTAGATAGTAACCTTTTCGGATTTTCCCTTAACGTTAATGCGGTCAACTTCTGAGAATGTTCTCTCTGTACAGAGTTGATAAGTTCTTTCTGATAACAACACGTCCACCCCATCATAATTTCTTGTTTGTCCTTCGAGTCTAGCACCAAGGTTAACGGCATCTCCGATGACGGAGTAGTCAAATCTAAGTTCTGAGCCCATGTTTCCAACAATACATTCGCCTGTACTGATGCCGATGCCAACATTAATAGGAGGCAGATTAAGGGGTTTAAGTTCTTCATTCAATCCTTTAGTCGCTTCAATTACTTCTACTGCTGACTTGACTGCAAGTTCAGCATGGTCTTCACAATCTAGAGGGGCATTCCAAAAACTCATGATACAATCGCCCATATATTTGTCAATTGTTCCACCATTATTTATGATTATCTTGGTTTGCATATCAAGAAACTTATTGATTAGGTCTACTAATCCTTCGGGGTCATCATTGTTTTTATACGCCTCGCTTATGGGGGTGAAGCCACAGATGTCCATGAACATGAAAGACATTTCCTTTCTTTCTCCACCGAGTTTCAATTTTGATGGGTCTTTTTGGAGTTCTTCAACCATATCAGGGGATAAATATTTTTGGAACTGTTTCTTTATTTGTTCCTTGAGTTGATATGTTGTAAAGTATTTGTTGAAAGAAGCATGTCCGAAAATCAACAAGGAAGATAATGATGAGTAGAAAACATCGACCAAAATCAACTTCTCCATCCAAATATAATACCCCATATACGCCTGACATCCAACGATACCTAGACAGGTTATCCCCGAAAGAATTGTGGGAAGTCTGTAGACCACTGCCAGTATTATTAGAGAAGAAAACAGAACGAGAACGACTTCTAGAAATTCAAGATAGTAGAATCGTTGTATTTGGAATCCTGTCAAGACGGACTGAATTAACTGGGCTTGAACTTCATGGGGATACATTGCACCCATTGGAGTTGAAACTGGATTACTCAGACCTGAAGCAGTCAGTCCCCATATAAGAATCTTGTCTGCAGGCAGTTCATCTGTCGCACTGACACGTTCAAACTGGTTCCAAAATGCAATATTAAAGTCTGCATTGGGTTGTACAGTTAAAGGTGGTAGTCTACCTATCCTTAACCATTCAACTCCCACATCAGGTAGTATCTTGATGTTGTATGACTGTTCTCCATTCATAACTCTCAACACTTCTAGTGCGAGAGAAGGATATATCTGTCCATTTGCCATGACAGCGAGTGGAACCGCACGTACAGTTCCATCTACAGAAGGTGAAGCACTTACAGTACCAACACCATAAACCGCCTCTTGTAGGGGTTCTATGGGACTAGAAATACCATCATATGAGTATAACCAGTTACTAGGTTCACCTCTACCTAGTTTTGCGATACCAATATAAGGTGCACTTCCTGTATCTTTTTGGTTGGTTGGTGAGGCTGATAAAAGTGTAAGTCTGTTCCCTAGTGCGTTTCTAAGTTCATCATCTTTACCGAATCTATCAGGTTGTGCAAATGTAGCGGTAAGAACAGACGCACTAGTCTCAGGTGTGTTTAGTATCATGTCTGCCCATACATCCCTAGGGAATGGGAACTGACCATATTTTTCTAATGCCTTTTCATCGATATCAACAAGAACGATATCGTCTACTTGAATTTTTTCTTTTTGTGTTTGTAAAAAGTCAAAGTAATTGAGTCTGATTGACTCAAGAAGGAATGGGTCTGATACTCTAAGACCTACTAATAAAGCGATGGTAAATAATACCGTCCACCATTTGTACATTGATTTTACCTATAGAATATATGAGCATCTATACGAATAGTTTCATTAAGATGCTGTGCCCAATACGGATAAATGTAATCCGCATGATACCACATTGCACCTTCGGTCACGTCAAAATACTTTCCATCTAATACATCATTAGCAATCATTAAACATTTTGCCCATGTTTTACTGTCTTTTGGTTTATCTGATTTGCCGTCACAGAACCATGAAAATTGACACATTCCTAATTTAGGGACTTGATTACCAGTCCAAGAAGTTCTCCATTCTTTGGTCTGATATACAACATCACAAACATTATTTGGAAATTTGTCGTGTTCAACACGATTAAGAGTTACATTTGCAACAGCAATCTTACCTGCTAAGGGTTGATTTCCTGCTTCAAAATAGATGTTCTGTGCGAGACAGTGTGCATCCATGTTCAATTCTAGTGAATGTGCCTTACCTGAATAGAACCCCATGCAGAATCCTAATACCGCAAGACATAGATATTTATAGTATTTCGTCTTCATGTGGCTATCCTATCATACCTTCCATGGAATTGACAAGAGGGTTTTTTATTTAGTTGCCTTGCGTGACGTTAACCGTACAACCACCTGTTGTATAGCAAGTATTGGTTATATTATAAGTCTTATTTACGTTTCCTTGTTGTATAAGCGTGAGATTTGTGGGTTGAGTACCCTGTAATTGGATATTCGCAGTGTGACTAGCATTACCTTTTTGGGTGATATCAGTTTGTGAACCATCAGCAGAACCATAGAAATAGGTCTGACTGTAATGACTTCCAGTACCTTCTTGCCAAGATTCATGGTCAACATAGTCTGAGTGTATGTCTAAGTTATGTGTATGGGTTCCACTCTGATAAACATCAACGGTATTATTGTTACCCCATATGTGTCTACCATATGTTGCACCCCCAGTTTGATATACCGTTTCATCATTGGTGTGACCGTCCACATCACCACCCCAGTTTTTACCTGAACCCCAATATGAAACCCATGAGATAGAGTTACCACTACCTACTTGTTCTAAATTGAATGTGTTGTTTGCGTGTGCGAAAGAAAAGTTAATTGTATTATCATAACCGATTTGGTCAATGTTAATCTCAACATTATCACCTTGAGCAACTTGCTCTATGTGAACGTGGTTATGTTCTGGCCCAGCATAACATACCTGAGCAGTAAAGAACAATAACA